CGTCCCGCGATGGAGGTGAACCTCAGCCTGATGGAGCTGCGCGAAGATATCCAGGAAGTGCAGAACCGCATCGAGAAGACCTTCTTTGCCGATCTCTTCTTCGCCATCACCAATATGGAAGGCGTGCAGCCGCGCAACCAGTTCGAGCTGACCCAGCGCAAGGAAGAGCAGCTGCTGCAGCTCGGCCCCGTGCTGGAAAACGTCTTCGGCGACCAGCTGGGACCGACCATCGACCGCACCTTCGATATTCTGGCCGCCCGCGACGAGCTGCCCCCGCCCCCGCCGGAGCTGCAGGGCACGGAGCTGAAGGTCGAATATATTTCCACGCTGGCGCAGGCGCAGCAGGCGGTGGCGACAGGCGCGATCGAACGCGGCGTCGCCTTCATGGGCCAGGTCTCGGCAGTCAAGCCGGAAGCGCTCGACAAGCTCGATGTCGACGAGGCGATCGATCTCTATTTCGATGCGATCGGCGCGCCGCCCTCGATGATCCTTGCCGATGACAAGGTGGAGGCGATCCGCGCGCAGCGGGCACAGCAGATGCAGGCGGCGCAGACCGCACAGATGGCCTCGCAGGTGGCGCCCGCGCTGAACCAGGGCGCCAAGGCAGCGCAGGTACTGGCCGATGCCAATGAGAACCCCAACGGCGCTGCCCTGCTGCGCCAGCTGGGGCTCGCCTGATGGAGCAGTTTAAGGATCAACCATCCATCCCCCAAAACCTGGGACGAGACGAAATCACCGCGGCCTTCCGCGATGTCTTCGCCAGCGCATCCGGCAAGCGTGTGCTCTTCTGGATGCTGGAACAATGCGCGATCTACCAGGAGGCCTATGCCGGCGAACTCGTCAACGCCACGCATTACACGCTTGGCAAGCAGGGCGTCGGTCGCCGGCTGATCGCCGAGCTCGATCGCATCGACCCGACGCTCTATCCGCGCCTGCTTCTGGCAATCGCGGATCTCAAGGCAAACGACAAGGCAGCGGCGGCAAGCCGCGCCGCAAGCGAGGAAGGCGAAGAAAATGACGTTGATGCTTAGGATCGGCAGGCCGCAGATTGCTATGGGTGCCGAAGGTGCCGGCAGCGGCGGTGGCGAAGATGCTGCACCCGAGAGCGTTCTCTTCCCCGAGGATACGCCATCACCGGACAGTGACAGGGACGGCAATGGTTCGACCGAAAACCGGAACGACACCACCGATCAGACCGGCGACGATCCTGCCGACCGCGTGCCTGACGATGGCCGCTATGCCCTGACCATGCCCGAGGGCATCGAGGTGGATCAGGAGCTGATCGACGCGCTCGGCCCCGATTTTCACAATCTCGGCCTGACGAACCGGCAGGCACAGCAGCTGGCGGACCGCTTCATCGAAATCCAGGGCCGGCGCGGCAAGGCTGCGGGTGAAGCCTGGGCCGGCCGTGTTCAGGGCTGGGCAGACGAAGCCCGCAGGGACCGCGAGATCGGCGGGGCGAAATGGACGGGCACCGTGGGCTCGGCGCAACGCGCGCTTTCCCGCCTCGGCACCCCGGCGTTGCGCGAATATCTCAATTCCAGCGGCGGCGGCAACCACCCCGAGATGATCAGAATTTTCGCAAAGGTCGGATCGATGATCCAGGAGGACAACCCACCGAATGGCGGCGCGGGCGGAAACGGCAGGAAAGCCGAAACCGCGCACCTGATGTTTCCCAAAGACGCACCGAAGGGCTGATAAGACATGGCCACCATTGGCAGCTACTACCCCAACCTCGTTGACGCATTCAAAGGCTCTGCCGAAGGCGCCGTCATCGAGCTACTCTCCCAGCAGAACCCGATCCTCGACGACGCGATGGCCGTCGAGTGCAACATGGATGCCGTGCACCGCCATATGGTGCGCACCGGCCTGCCCTCGGTCTCCTGGGGCCGGCTCTACCAGGGCATCAAGCAGTCCAAGGCCACGATGCAGCAGGTGGATGACACGACGGGCTTCGTGCATGCCCGCTCCGAAATCGACATGCGCCTGCTCGATCTCGCACCCGACAAGGCGAAGGCCCGCCTCGTCGACACCATGCCCTTCATCGAGTCCCTGAGCCAGGAAATGGCCTCCGGCCTCTTCTACCACGACACGGCGACGACGCCGGAGAAGTTCAAGGGCCTGTCCGCCCGGTACTCCGCCTATAATCCAAACCTGCCGAATGTCGCCCAGCCGAACATCGCCAACCAGGTGGTCAACGGCGGCGGCACGGGGGCCGACAATACTTCGATCTGGTTCGTCACCTGGGGCGACCACGCCACCCACCTGCTCTATCCGAAGGGCACCAAGGCAGGCGTCAAGATCGACGACAAGGGCGAGCAGCGCGTGCTCGATGCCAATGGCGACCCCTATTATGCCAAGGAAACGCTCTATACCTGGCATATCGGTGCTGCCGTGAAGGACTGGCGCTACAATGCGCGCGTCGCCAATATCGACGTTTCCGACATGATGGCCGGCACGGTCGATCTCTGGTCGCTCCTGCGCAAGGGCTACTACCGCCTGCAGTCGCGCCGCCTGAACGCCAAGGCCAGCCGCATCGCCATCTACATGAACAAGGATGTGCTCGAAGTGCTCGACGTGCAGTCCTCGGACCGCGCGCTGATCTCCGATCGGCAGAACACCGTGCACCTGACCACGCAGTTCGTCGAAGGCCAGGAAGTGAAGTTCTATCGCGGCATCCCGATCCGCGAGACGGACGCCATCCTCAACACCGAAGCCGCCGTTCCGGCACTCGCCTGATCGTCTCCCGCAAGCCTGCCGTGACGAGCGGCAGGCAACCCTCTCTTTCACTGCCCGATCCGCGACCAACGGGTAGCGGGCGAATCCCAGAAAGGCACTTCTCATGATTTTCGACCGGCAGACGCTGCTTTCGGACGCGCAGGTAATCACCGCAACCGGCCCCAGCACCAATGTCATCAATCTCGGCCCGATCAAGGCCGGCCTCACCCGCGATATCGGCAAGGGCGAGCCGATCCCCTTCCTGATGCAGGTGGTGGAAAGCTTCAACAACCTGACCTCGCTCGCCGTCACCATCCAGACCGACGACAACGAGGCCTTCTCCTCGCCAAAGGCCGTCATCACAACGACCCTCAACCTCGCCGATCTCAAGGCAGGCAAGATCATCCCGCCGAGCCATATCCCGCGCGGCACCGACGAGCTCTTCCTGCGCCTGCTCTACACGGTGACCGGCACGGCCCCCACCACGGGCAAGATCACCGCCGGCTTCACGGCTGGGGTTCCCTCGCATGGTTGATGTCGTCGCGACCGAGCGCGGCTATTTCGGCAGTATCCGGCGCGAACCCGGCGAGCGTTTCAGCTTGCCGGACGCGCTCTGGAAGGACGAGAAGCACCGCCCGACATGGGTGCGGCTCGCCCGATCCGGCGACAAGGCCGGCGGCAAGGCGGAAGCCGAACCGGCGGGCAAAAAGCCGGTCGCCAGGCCCGCCGCACCTCCCGAGCCTGATGGCAACGGCGTGCAGGAAGCGCTTGGCGGCCCTGCCCCGGACTGGGTGCCGCCGGAAATCCGGAACTCCTCCCAGCCTGGCGACTGACACCCGGTCGACAGGCCACCTCTGGAGCGCGTGTGTTCATGCGCACGCAAAAACCACGGCTCCAGCTTTCTATTCGACGCATCAGGCTTCCGAAAATCGATCGGTTTTCGGGCCGATGCCGCAGCGGCTTCGGCCGCTCTTTTTTCCTGTTCAGCGAGGAACAGTGCCGATGGCGAAACTCTACAATATGCAGCGCATCCAGGGCGTCGTCATCGTTGCCGACGGCACGCAGATGTTCAACAACCGCCCTGTCATCGGCATCCGCGATGTGGGCGATACCATCCTCTTTGACGACAACAAGCTCGTTCTCGGCGTCGAGATCATCAGCGATGGCGCGACCATCTATAACGACCTGCCCGTGCTCGGCGCCGTCATGATATCGGATGGGCGCAGCCTCTACGGCAATGCGCCGGTCATTCCCGTGAAGGGCGCAAATGTCGCCGTACCGCTGCCGGCCCTGCCGCTCGCAGCCGGCGCCAAGGTCATGGGCCTCGGCCACAGCTTCATCGGCCTCGGCGCTGCGCAGACCTATACTGCCGGGCAGACGGCAACGAACGGCCATACCGGCTTCTACGAGAATGGCCGCACGGTCCTCTCCTGGATCAAGGCAGCCGACGGCCGCTTCAACCTCGATATGTTCGCAGAACTCGCCCACCCCTTCTTCGCGCCGAGTTCCTTTGCCGCCTTCTCGGGCGCCATGGGCGGAAAATCGGGCGATTGCCTTTTCCCCGTTCCTGGCCTGGAAGCACAGTTTCCCGGCACGCTGGCGCGCACCGCCTATGCTCTCGGCCAGAAGCCTGACATCGTCTATATAGATATCGGCTATAACGATATCGTCCGAAACCGGACGCTTGCGCAGATCGTTGCGGACCTCGACACCCAGGTGCAGCGCATCGTCGATGCCGGCATTTACGTGATCCTGCAGACGCTGAGCTGGACCAGCACGCTCGACGATCAGCCCGGCACCGACGATCCCGCCTGGCCCGGCATTCTCGACGGCATCAACGCGTGGATCGTAGCGCAGTCGGGCCGAGAAGGCGTCATGCTCTGCAACACGCTTGCGCTCGACGGCCCGGCCTCGGGCATCTCGCCGGCCATGTTCGTCGACGGGCTTCACCCCAAGCCCGACCTGATGGCAAAACGATCGGACATTCTCCTGCCGATCCTGCAGGGCATGGTTTCAGCCGGCGAAACGCGCTCGCTCGACCCGCTCGCCGCCTATAACATCTTCCCGCCGAAGGGTACGCCCGGCACCACAGGCGCCAAGACCAACGTCACCGGCGATGTCGCCACCGGCATGCGCCTGGTGCGCGGCACCGGCACCTCGACCTATGTCGGCAGCAAGGAAGTGGTGGCGACAGGAAACGAGAAGCAGGTCATTACGATCACGCC